AGGGCCGAATCAAAAACATCACCAAACTACTTTGAAATATCTTGTACTGGGCCTACCGTAGTTTATACTTTAAGTTATAATGGTACAGAGCAAACCCTATTAACCTTGTCTCAATTAGACCTAGATGAAATGTTTTCTATAGGCGTAGACATAGATACAATATCTCATTATTTTGGAGGAAGCGTTGCATCCTTCTTTGGTAATTCTAGCAGTCTTAATTTTTATATTGCAGGCAGTTCAAACTCAGAAGAAACATTCTCTGGGAAAATATATAAGACTGGATTCTGTACTTCTAGAAATCACAAAGCCATTGCAGCATTCTTTAGTGAAAAAGGAATTGTAAGACAAAGTGATGATGTCTTTGAAGAGTATTTAAACACACCAGACGTTGACTATAACTCAACTGATGAATATTTTGGAAACAGTCCATCAGAGTGGGACTCAGTAATTGACCCAGGACTTCCAAGTTTAGCAACAGCAAACACCCTACAGGCACACACGGCAAGTTACACTCTGTCCCCTTTGGTAAGTTTTGGATCTTATTCTTTAGACATAGATGTTCAGGGATACTGGGAAGATTACCTTCCCCTGACATACTTTGCAAAATTTATAACAGATAACAAGAGCAAGCCGTATTATGATTTAGACTTTATTCAGTTTAATATAAATTATCCAGCACCATCTGTGTTTGTAGAAGAAGAGCAGTTTGGTTCTTGGACATATAGAGAACTGTCTGATGTTTATAATATTCCAATTCAAAGAGACTATACTTCTTTAGATAATCAACTATTTACTGGCTACCTAGACTACACAGACTTAAGAGATAGGGTATATAGAAATTATAAATACGACACATCAAACTCTCTTGTAAAATCTTACATAACATTTCAATATATTAAAAATGGAGCAAACCTATCATTAGAGAACTTTATAAATACAGAGAAACCTTCAAACGACTCTTTTGTTGTTCCTGGAGAAAGTTGGAGAAACACCAAGTATGAGGTTGTAGATAATATGGTAATCTACACTCCAAAAGATGTTAGCAATCTGGACCTTGCAATTGTTACCCACCTTGACTTTAATGTTAAAGGAATATTAAAAAATAATGTTGCAATTAGAACTCTAGAATATTCTTCTCAGGCGTTTAACAATACTTCACCAAACCCTATTGGCACAAGATTTGGACATTCTTTATTCCCATACAAAAAATCTGGATTCTACTACGACTATAAGACTGAGAACCCTTTTACAATTTATAAGGGCACCTCCCCATACCTTTACTTGACAAGATATTCTGGTATAGAAATAAAAGGCACTATGGACCCAACAATCAATAGAGGGCTTTCTATTTCAGTTAACAAAGAAAAATCAGACAACTTTAAAGTTATGGCTTTACAGATGGCGGTTCGATATGATAAAGATGCGTTCCCATACGGATCTATAGAAGTTTTTGAAATTAAAGCAAGGGATAGGCACATAAAGTTTTATCTATCTGCAATCCATCCTCAAGGACACAGGGCAAAAATCTATGCAGTAGATGCAAATACTGGAAGACTAGAAAATGGAATTAAGTTTTACCTTAATGGAAAAGTCGTAAAAGATCCAGTTTTGACAGTTAAAGAATGGGCATTCGTAGGAATATCCTTTCCAAAGGTATTAGACTTTAAAAACAGGGTTGGATTAATTAATCTTAACGGACCCCTGATGTTTAACACAATATCTTATTATGAATCTAGCAACTTGCAAGAAGGCGAAGAAGAAGAGTTTAGAAGATGGTTTGGAGTTAAATACATTCTTCCAGAAAACATTGAGTGGGGATACTGGACTGATGGAGGAGGCCTTTGGGATGGGGTCCTAACGCTTTCCAAAACAAACTATTATGGCATTGATCCATCAACAATCTATAAGAGTTATACAGGAACTAATAAGATTATTATTGATAGTCAGGCATCCCTAGTAATTGACAATGCTAGATCAAGCACTGAGCACGAGTATCGTATATATTCTGGTATTAACTCGAAACTAATAACCACTACTGCCATCTAATATGGTATACTTTAGTATATGAATACTCAAGATCCACGCAAAAAGAAGAAAGCCTTGCCAAAAATGAAGGGGCAAGTGGGTGAGTCCCGTGCAAGAATTATTGAAAAGCATTATGATTGGGGTCTATATGTTTATAAAAAGGCCAACGGCAAGTGGTTTACAGACGGCACTGGTTCTGTTTTAAACATTGAATCAATGAAGGGCGACATTCTTCAGATTTCTAAACTAAAAGAAGCAGCAAAATATTACGGGGATGAAGGAGATGGCGAATGCATCTTCGTACCAGGATTAACAAGAATCTCAGAAGAAGAGTACTCTGAACAAAAGCAAAGATTAGCAGAAGGACTTATTCCTTCTATGAACGACCTTGGCGCTGTGCAAGCAGCCAAAGATACTATTGCAAAATATGGAAGTGATGACTAATGAGTGAAGACAAAGAATTTTTTATTAGAGCAAAGACAGATGTCCCTCTTCCAGAGGACGATACATTTACAAAGCAAGATCCTTTTAATCAGTCATGGGACGTTATCAAAGATCTTCACGGGCTTGACGCAAACTTTAAAAGAAGAACTTCTCGAATAATTAAAGGAGAGGCAACCCAGGCATACATAGATAGTTCAAGAGCAGAAAGTGTTGGTATCAACGGAGCAAGATCAAAAGAAATTAACTCAGGAACAGTATTTAGAAATGCTTATGGACTATTTGATGTAATCACTCCTCCATGGAATTTATATGAACTTGCAAGTTTCTATGATACATCTTTTGCTAACCACGCTGCCATTGATGCAAAAGTAGAAAATATTGTTGGTCTTGGCTATGAGTTTAAGATTTCAAAAAGAACTATGCTTAAGTTAGAAGCATCAGAACCAAAGACTTCTGAGAATGCAAGAAAAAGAATTGAGCGAGCAAAGATTGAAATGACTGACTGGCTTGAATCGTTAAATGATGAAGACTCTTTTACAACAACAATGGAAAAGGTCTTTACTGACTTGCAGTCAACTGGAAATGCATATTTGGAAATTGGTAGAACTACTCGTGGAGAGATTGGATATGTTGGTCATATTCCATCTACTACAATGCGTGTTCGTAGGCTTAGAGATGGCTTTGTCCAGGTTATTGCAAACAAGGTTGTTTACTTCCGTAACTTTGGAGCAACAAACGCAAACCCACTAGGAACAGATCCAAGACCAAATGAGATTATTCATTTTAAAGAATACTCACCCTTAAATACTTTTTATGGAGTTCCAGATATTATGTCTGCCATTGGATCTCTTCACGGAGACCAACTTGCATCACAATACAACATTGACTACTTCCAGAATAAGGCAACCCCAAGATACGTTGTAACCCTAAAGGGTGCAAAGTTATCTGCAGAAGCAGAAGATAAGATGTTTAGATTTTTACAGACAGGGCTTAAGGGACAAAATCATAGAACTCTTTATATCCCACTACCAGGAGACTCTGACACTAACAAGGTAGAGTTTAAGATGGATCCTGTAGAGAACGGAATCCAAGAAGCATCATTTAAGGAATATAGAAAACAGAACAGAGATGACATTCTTGTTGCTCATCAAGTTCCTCTTTCTAAGATTGGTGGCTCTGACTCCTCAGCCATTGCTGCTGCGCTCTCACAGGACCGCACCTTTAAAGAGCAGGTTGCAAGACCAGCACAGAGAAACCTTGAGAAGATGATTAATAAAATTGTAAAAGAAAAAACAGATATCCTGGAGTTTAAGTTCAACGAACTTACCCTTACAGATGAAATTGCTCAATCACAGATTATCGAAAGACTTGTTAAGACACAGGTTATGCTTCCAAATGAAGGTCGAGAACTTCTTGGTCTTCCACAGATTGAGGGCGGTAACGAGCCTTTCGATCCAAAGCCAGAGCAAGCAGCAAATGATAATGCGGACAGAGCAAGGGACACTGAAAGAACAAACAACCAGTCTGACGGACCAGCCACAGTAAGTGGAAGAAATCCAAAAGGCGAAGGTCGTAAAGTTGATGATGTGCCCGAAATGTCCAAATAGTGATACTTTAGCAAAAAAGGGTATATAATATAATAACCATGATTATCTCTAAAGCCAATTGGAATACAGATGGAGACAGCCTCCGCTTATCTATGCCACTTACTAAGGTGGACAAGGAGCGTCGAATCGTTTCTGGGTTTGCATCACTTGACAATATTGACAAGCAAGATGACATTGTAACAGCAGAAGCATCAATGGATGCATTTGCAAAGTTCCGTGGGAACATTAGAGAAATGCACCAGCCATTAGCAGTAGGCAAGATGGTAGACTTTAAAGCAGAAAAGTATTTCGATCCAGAATCAAAGAAGTTTTATAACGGAGTATTCGTATCTGCATATGTTTCAAAAGGTGCACAAGATACTTGGGAAAAAGTTCTAGACGGAACACTTGCTGGTTTTTCTATTGGCGGAAGAATGAATAAGTGGGACGATGCTTATGACGAGAAGTTAGACAAATCAATCCGTGTTATTAAGCAGTATGATTTAGTTGAGTTGAGTCTTGTAGATTCCCCAGCAAATCAATTTGCAAACATCGTATCTGTTGAAAAGGTAGATGGCGTAGATGTAATTAAGGCTGATGAAACAGTTTTAGAAAATGTATTTTATGATAAGGAAAATGGAATAGTCCTTGCATCTGAAAATGAATCAGAGTTAAGCCCAATAACTGGTGAGCAAATGGAAAACATAGGTTTCGTTGAAAAGACAGATAACGAAAAAGTAACAATGATAAAATTCTTAGTTGATAGTGCTAAAGGCATTAATACTTCTAAGATTAACAAGGAGGAAAACCTTATGGCAAAATCAACAAAAAACACAGTTGAAGAAATCGTTGAGAAATCTGATATTGCAGTTGAAGCAACAGAGGTCGCTCCAGAGGCAGATGCGAAAGCAGATGTAGTAGAGACTCCAGCAGAAGAAGTTTCAACAGAGAAGGCTGCGAAAGCACCATCTTCTGTCGAAGAAGATGCTGAAGAAGATGCTGCGGAAACTCCAGCAGATGAAGAGGCAGAGGCTAAGAAGCCAATGGCTCCTAAGTCAGATGAAGTAGTTGCAGAAGCACCAGTTGCAGAAGCAGTTACAGAAACAAATGACGGTCTTGAAAAAGCCTTTAGCGATCTAGTAGAAGTTGTCAAATCATTACAAACAGAGGTAGAATTTTTGAAGTCTACCAAGGTTGATATTGAAGTGGCACAAACATCATTTGAAGCAGTTGCAAAAGATATTGCATCAGCAACAAGTGTATTTAATGAATTTGGTAAGCGTGTGGAACTTGTAGAGCAAGACACTGCTTTCCGAAAGTCTGGCGATCTCGGCGAGATAGTACAGAATCAGCCTGAAACGGTTGAAAAATCCCTATGGGGCGGTAGTTTCCTCAAAACAGCCGACTTATTTAATTAAAAAAACAATAAGTAAAAATCACAGGAGGTGACAATATGTCGGAACAAAATATAGAAAAGAACCAGCCTGGAACATCAGGTCAACTTGGTGGAACAGCACCAGGTCTGTATCAGGGACAAGGTGCATTCGCATCTGGATCTGAAGCAGGTTCAAATGTACCAGGTAATTACACCGATGGTGGCGTGTTAGGAAATATCCCAACAGCACTATCAGGAGTTACATCTGGACCAAATGCAGTTAACCCTTCAGGTGAGGCTGGATCAGGTATCCTACGCCCAGAGCAAGCACGTCGTTTTATTGACTACGTGTGGGATGCTACCATTCTCGCCCAAGATGGCCGTCGTGTTACTATGAGAGCCAATACAATGGAACTCGAAAAGGTAAACGTCGGAGAGCGTGTTATTCGTGCAGCAGCGCAAGCAGTTGGCGACTACACAAACGCAGGTGCAACATTCTCAAAGGTTGAATTGACTACAAAGAAGATTCGTCTTGACTGGGAAGTATCTGCAGAAGCACTAGAAGATAACATCGAAGGTGCAGCACTAGAAGATCACATTGTACGCTTGATGACAAATGCTTTCGGTAATGATATCGAAGACCTTGCAATCAACGGAACAGGTGCAGGATCAGACGCATTCCTTTCAATCATGGAAGGTTTCGTAAATCGTGTTAAGACTGACGGAGACGCACACGAATCAGTTGTAACCGTAGCAGATAATGCTTGGACAACAGACGTAATGCAGAACATCATTCTTGCAATGCCACGT